TTACCGGACCGCAGAAGGTGCGTACCAGCTTCGAGCTCGGCTTTTTCGTTGTCCGGCTCTTCTGGTAGCCTTTCGGGAGGAACGGATAAAAATCAGATACAGATACGTAATGCTTCCGACAAGGCCGAACGCTCCGCCGATCAGGCTCATCGTCGATTTGACCCAGTCACCGTAGACGATGACGGTACTGACAACGGTAGACGGCGTTTTCACCAGCTTTGCATAGGCAACGACAGCCGTTCCGAAAATCAGATACAGAACCCACGTAATCAGAAAAATCATCACCTGGAAAGAGACGTTGATGCCAAGCTCACGCAGCACGCGTTTTTCCAGTGTCTGGCGCACCCGCAGATGGGTATTTTTCTCTTTTTCCGTCATCATGCACCGGAAAGGGATGGTGTAGGAAAACGCAAACGAAAACGCGACAAGCAGAATCGTCAGCACCACCGGGATCCAGTATGCCGGGAAGGCATTGAAAATCTTCGTCAGGGAAACCTGAAGCAGTTTCATACTGCGGATGGCGCTGTAGCTGCTGTGCAGCCAAAGGTACGGGAAGCTCGCTGCCATGTAGAAAAACCAGGTCCACGGGCGGGCGCGCACAAACTGTGCGGCTCCTCTTCCGCCGGCAAGCATCATGACAGGAACGGAAATCCGTTTTCGTTTCCAGGAGGCCTCCAGAGCCGCCATGACAGCATAGATTTCAAACAGCATACAGAAAAAGAAAACAAGCAGAATTCCAAAAATCAGCAGAAGGGTCAGCGGATGCAACATGATCTTGTTGAAGTTTTCCGATGTCATATAACTCGTTCCCAGCTGTTTTAAGGAAAAGTTGATCGCCGCATTGGCGAGTCTTGAAACCAGCTGGTTGGAAAACAGGCGGTAGACCGTCTCAAATATCACGATGCTAAGCAGGTTTTTCTGCAAAAGTTTCCATGCCATATTCAGATAAATTCGTATCATTCCTGCATTTTTTACTGCCTTTTTTCTCATCTGCTGTTGTTCTCTCCTGTCAGCCGCAATTCCCCCCGATGAATCTGTATGCAAAAATTACCTTTATTTTTTCTCTTTTGTATTTTACATTTGACACTTCGAGTCTTTTTTTGAAGCTCTTTTTCTTTCTGTTCATTTTAAACTATCTTCCAGTATAACACAAAACCGGGTCTTTGAGTATTCTTTTTTCTATTTCTGGTTGCACCACTTCTGTAGTTTTTTTACCATGGCGGATGGGCTGCTTACTGTGCCGTCGATCGGCGTGCCGAGTTTTTTCTGCCAGGCGAGGATTGTCTGCGGACCGATATAGCCGTCCATGCCGGCCGATGCCCATTTCTGCATTTCTTTTACAAGGGCCGATCCGCCTTTTGGCGTACTGTCCCACTCGGCGGCTGTGATGCCATCACAGAATTTCCGGTTGACGGCCAGCTGATTGCTGATTTTTCCATCCTGCGGTGTGCCGAAAAGTTCCTGCAGACGGCGCGTCAGATTTTCGCCCCAGATTCCGTCCTCTGCGACTGTCTTTCCGGATGACTTTGCTGTCTCTGCCGATTTTTCTTTTGCGGGACCGGCATAACGGCAATACGCTGTATGGCAGTTAACCCAGCCTGCCCCTGAGAGAAGCCGTCCCCAGCTTGTGTTCTGGATTTCCGTCACCGTGTAGCTTCCCTGATCCCGGATCGTTCCGGCAATCCTGCTGTCCGCATCCGGTGCCTGACGGATGTTGAGGGCCGCTGTCTGCACCTGATAGATCCCGGGCGCATACGTTTTTCCTGTTCCGCTGCCTGCTGTTCCCGTTCCTGTGCTCCCTGCACCGCTTCCGATCATCCGCTTCATGCGGTCCCAGTCACCGCGGTTCATGATCTGGCTCGGACAGTATTTGCTGCAGATGTCATAATGACGATAGACTCTTTCCAGCGGAATCCCCGTCTCCCGCATGATCTCCCGCACCAGTGCCGCAGTATTCTCAAATGCTTTTTCATAATTATACCCGGCCTGCATACACATCTCCACACCGATGCTGTTCTTGTTGCCGTACTGCTGAAACAGATTTTTTCCGCCGTAATTAATGCCGACATGCCAGCACCCCCGGCTGTGCGGTGCCGCCTGGTAGGCTGTGTCACCGTCATCGACGTAATAGTGTGCGGAAATGTTCTGGAAATTCCCGTCATGCTGTGCTCTCGCATGTGCCCGCGCATCGGCACCTGCTGCGAAGTTGTCGGTGTTGTGGACTACGATACATTTGGGATTGTTTTCCGCATACGTATTCTGATTGCCAAGATACGACCGATCAATTCTCATATTCTCCCCTTTCTGACGGTTCAGACTGCTCCGGCATAACACAGATTTTTTGAAGCGCCGTTCACTCCGGCTTATGGATCTGCTTGATAATCTGATTCACATAATTGCTCAGCCCCGCCACCAGAATCCCCTGTGTGACCGCCGTAAAAACCGCCATCGCCCCCTCCTTCGCCGTCTCAATCTCACTCGTCGCCATCACCCAAACCGCACACAGCACCATGCTGATGCCGCCTAAGATCAGCGGAATGTACTTATTCTTCACCGCCTGCGCCTGCCGCAAAGCAACACCGAAAAAATACAGCACGAACGCAACGACGATGAGTTCGGGCTTTACATAATTCATTGCTTCCATGGAACATCCTTTCTGACTTTTCTGTTTTTGAAAGTCTTTTTTCTATATTATGATGGGATAATGATTTACGACTGGATAAGATTTTCTTACTGTAAACCCAAAAAATCCCACCTGTTTTTCAGATGGGATTTTCCAGTGGTGTGCTGTTCTTTGATTTTTAATTTACTATCTTGTGCAGCAATTCCCCTGACCTGCCCCTGGCTGCGGTGCCGCACAGAAAGTCTTTGCATCAAACGACGGATTAAACGCATAAAAGTTCTTCGAATTCAATTCATCCTGTACAGAACGCAGTGCTTCACCAAAACGCTGGAAATGCACAACTTCACGCGCCCGCAGGAAACGAATCGGATCTGCAACTTCAGGATCTTTTACCAAACGAAGGATGTTATCATACGTTGACCGGGCTTTCTGCTCCGCAGCGAGGTCTTCGAACAAATCTGTCAAAGGATCACCTTTCGACTGGAACTCACAAGAATTAAACGGAACTCCGCCAGCCGCCTGCGGCCAGATTCCGGCTGTGTGGTCTACATAGTAATTGGCAAAACCAGAGTTCTGAATTTCTTCCAGAGAAAGATTGCAGGTGAGCTGATGAACGATCGTTGAAACCATCTCAAGGTGTGCGAGTTCTTCTGTCCCAACATCATTCAACACCCCTGCTACAATTCGGTTCGGTGCTGTGAAACGCTGAGAGAGATACCGCATGGATGCGCCCATCTCTCCATCCGGTCCACCGGAATGCAATACCAGATGATATGTTGTAACTGTAAAAATTTCGATGATACAATATGTTTTCCCGGGTAATTTGCCCGGGAATTTTTATTGCTTTTCTTCTATATACATGTTATTATAACACATGGTCAGAACATCCAAAATGACCAGAAAAAAGAATTATTCTTTTCGCCGCGTAGCTGCGGCGTTTCTTTTTGCCCCCGGGAATCTCCCGGGGCTTTTTACGTTCTTTGAAACTCAAAAAACCCCAGGCATCCGAAGATGCCCAGGGCATATGTAGTACATTTATCTAAATTATTCAATGAACGCCTGCCCGCCGTAATAGGCAGCCATCCATCCGCTCGGTGCTTTCATCCAGATATTGTTTCCGACCCGCTGGATTTCCTGGCACGTCACGGTGGTTCCCGCATCAATGCAGCCATCCTTGTCTTTGTCGTGCTTCTGACCGTCAGGCGTCAGCTGCGAATGTTTCTTTGCAGAGTAATTCGTTCCAGGACCCGTGCGGACTTTCAGCTCTACCTGCAAGGTGTACTCATGTCCAACAATATAAGACGGAGTGTTCTTCTTTTCTGGAGCAGCAGCTGAAACCTTCCCGTTATACACGGAAACCAGCTTCGTTTTTGATGCCTGGCCGTACTTGCCATCCTGTTCCAGATTATAAAATTCCTGGAATGCCAGCAGGGCTTTTTCTGTATCTCCGCCAAAAACTCCATCTGCGCCAGCGCTTCCACAGCCGAATCCGCAGCCATTCAGCATTTTCTGCATTTCTTTTACTGCATCTCCGGAATCACCTTTCTGGAGATAATTTCTTACATTTACAGTTCCAGAACCGGTTGCTGCGCCTCCAACATAGCGGTACACATGGACCCAATGTTTGTTGTAATAGCTGCGGATGCAGATTTCTCTACCGGTCTGATCTCCAGACTGGCCACCGGTGATCGTTCCTTTTTCGTTGATACTTGCATGGACCAGATTTCCGCTGCCGCAGTAAAATGCCGTGTGTCCATTTCCGAGCAGAACATCTCCCCGGATCATTCCACTACCGGTTGCCAGATTCACGGATTTTACAACATCCTTGAACCCGATTTTCGGCAGAACGTCCGGCATGTTGCCGGTATAGGTTGCTCCGCTGGACTTTGCCGGGATTCCGGCTGCTTCCAGGCAGCTGATTACCAGCCCTGAACAATCATAATTCGGATTGCCCCAACGGTCCACCTGGTCATAACCGTGCGAATCATCCAGGGCGATCGCCTCTGCTCTTGCTACTGCATTTTCAATTTTGCTCACTTTGTTTTCCTCCTTCTTCTGATTCTGGTAAATCTTCAAATACTGCTCCCCGTAAGAAGCCCTTGCTTTCTTCACTGCTGATCCGGTGTTCGCTGGAGCCTCGAACTTGACCAGGAAGATATCGGACGCTTCCTGCACTGAGGTTGCGGTCTGCAATACCTTCCAGACACTCTTATAGCTCGTCTTCAATTCGCTCAGCATGTACTCTGTCTGCGTCTTCGTATCTCCGATGGACACTCCTCTGGACTTAACCAGATCGTAAAGGCCGGCTTTTCTTCCAGCGGACGTCCACTGGCAGAAGCCGTAACCATACTGTCTGGAGTCTCCCAGCGGATGCAGGAACAGATCTCTTGTGATCTCTCCACTGTCTACCGCCTCTGTATACGTGGCATCTGTGTATTTGTATCCAGGCTTATTTTCGCAAAGATTGTCAAGGTTCCGGGGATTCGCTCCGGACTCTGCATAGATATTTCCCATTGCTGCGCACGCGCCGTAAAGTGTGCAGCCGGCAGCCATCAGACTGTTAAACAGGATATCCGTATTTGTATTCCGTTCTATTGCCATTTCTCGCAAACGCTCCTTTCTTAGGTTCTCAATTCTTCCGAGACCCGTTCACCTTTCCGTCGTCAAGAAGATCTTTTACTGCTGCAAACCATTCTTCGATTACTTTAATGAGCATTTCTTCTGACACGATCACCTGCAGCCACCTTGGCAGCAGCGATCTCGCCTGCTGTACTACCCATTTCAGTTTCTGTTCTCCCTGCCCAGATGCATTGTATACATGCTCTGCTTTGAGAATAAGCTGATAAACATCTCCTCGGATGCCATCAAGGCCTTTCATTTTCGTGTACTGATATACGCACACCAGTGTTACGATCACCAGCACCGCCACTACTGCAACTACAACCGGCAGTGGGATCTGCGATAATACATTCATTAATTCCATTCTGGTTTCCTCCTGTGTTTTATTCTCCTGTGATACCCTTGTGAGCTTTGTATAGCCGCGTGGAGCATCTAAAATTGTATTCGTGGTAATTTTAGCGAAACATAAAAAGAACCATAGAAAGCCGATTACGCTTTTATGGATCTACGGTTCGTCTTTATGTACGATGTGATTCACTCCCTGCCTCGTCAGGAAATTTTCAAGATCGTGCTTTCGTTCCAGCTCATAGTCTAAAGCTGCGTGCATATCACCGTTGCACTTTGCGTCTGGAATCCTCTGCACTGCTTTGGCTGTTGCTTCTGATAAGCAAAGAGAGCCGTCTAAAGCTCGCAGCATCATGTACTGCAGATCTTCACGGTTCTTTTCTTTCTCATCCTGTTCTTTTTGCCTGCGTGCCCGTTCGATCTTCTCCGCTTCTGCCCGTTTCTGGATACGTCTTTCCAGAAGCCAAAAACAGAAAGCAACGATCGCAGACGGCACACCGGCAGCAATCAATAATTCCATTTGCATCTCCTTCCTTTCACGCTATTTCATCATCGTCGATATCTGCGTACTTCTGGCATGCATGTTCGATGACGTCAAGATCTGTCTCTATTTCTTCCAAACTCTTTGTCGGCGTTCCTTTGGCAAGAAAAATCAGATCATAGATTGTCGACCAGATCCTTGAGATAATCTGCAACTTTGTCATCATTCCTCCCCTTGATTGTTATTTTTTCTCTGTGTTCTGATCCGATCCTGATGTTTTTTCTGCTGCATAATTGTCATATTCAGTCCAGATGTCATTCTCAAATTTATCAACAACATCATCGATATCCTTTTTATTGGCACGATACTTTCTACCGTTGTTGATGTAGCGATTGATGATTGGAACATCCGGATGTTTTGCATCCATATTGGCGTCCATAGACACAACAGTCTCGCCATCAACTGTGATGATTCCAGAATAATGAATGTCCTTTGTGTAAGTTGCTGATACTGCCATATTTTTGTCCTCCTAAAAATTAATTTGTATCTCCAGAGATATTATCTCTCATGGATTCAAGTTCACTTCTTAGATCCGCAACCTCTACTTCAAGGTTCGATCTTCTTTGCTTTTCGAGTTGAAGCTCATGCGTTATTACCGCAATCAAATTGGTATATACCATACTATAAGTATCAATATAGCCATCCTCAGTGTTCTTCCTGTCGTGGTGTACCAGATCCAGCTCGTCTTCTCGGATTCCTAGTTCTCGCATGGCTTCTACGACATCCTGTGCGACGAATCCATAACAAATGCGCCCATCACCGTCAATCATCCGATACTGAACTGGTTTTAAGCGATCGAACAGCTCTGAATGAATATCCGTCTTATTGATCTTGCTCTCACCGAGTGGAAATACGTTTGTTTTGGCGCGGCGATCGGATGTGACCTGTGGGGAGTTTTTAACAATCAAACGCTCCCATACTCTTCCACTATCTCCTAACATAATCTTTTCGGAGTACGCCTTGGTCGGTGCGAACGCTCCAGTATACACTCCTCCAGACCAGCCACAGCCATAAAATTCGACCTCTGCCTGATAACCTTTCTTCTTTGATTCAAGAATAATGCTACCGTTACCAATATCGAGGTTTGCTTTGTTGTTGGCATCCGAGTAAGTATTTACAACAAAAGAATCGTCAACAGCTCCGGCTATACAGCTTCCAGAAGAACTTGATGTCTCCAATACAGATTCGTGGACACCTTTAATATCTACATATTCGCTCTGGATTGACAGAGCCGCATTGCCGGATTTTGTTTCAACCAAAATCTTACCGACACCGCCACATAACTCAATAACCGCATCTTTTGCGTTCTTTCCAAGCTGTATCAACTTATCACCATAATATGCGAGTGTCGTTCCTGCCCGGTTAAGAATCTCAAATGCTGATGCTGAAATCTTAGTCCGATAACCAGACCAAGATCCGCTGGTTTTATTACCAACTTCCAATCCGGTCCCATCAGTAAACTGCATAAAGTTGGTGGCTGTTTTTGCTGCTTGTAAAGGATTCGCATTAATTGAACCAGATGGTAAAGAAGCTAATTTGGTTGATGTCCACGTCACTGTATATGGACCAGAACCTTGAGTATAGTTAAATACTCTCAGCTGCCCATACGGTTCATTTAATCTTGTTATAAGGCCCCACGTTGAAGTAGTCTTTTTATAAATCCATAATGACCATCCGCCTGAAGATCTTAGGAAATCCAATCCAGGATCTGAGTTATTTGCAGAGATAAAACTAAACTGGACATCTGTTGTCTCAAAACCTCTGCCACCAAGTTTAAATGTTGTTGGCTGATTTGCATACGAACCTGTGATCTTTATTGTAGCAAATTCGACATAAAGATTTGACTCACCGTTTCCATTTACCGTATGCACTACCTGATTTGCGTCCTTACCTGCAGCGCCCTGTGGACCTTGAGGACCTTTATCGCCTTTTACCCCTTGAGGACCTTGTGGTCCCTGAGGACCAGTTGCTCCTTTATCCCCTTTATCACCTTTGGCTCCAGTATCACCTTTTAAGCCTGTTATATCAACACAAATGACATTTGCAATATACCATTTAGTTGTGATATTGTTTCTCTGCTGATCTATCTGAAAATATACGCTTCCTTTTGATTTTCCTGATGGACAAGTGAAGTTATATGTCGCTTCCTGCCAACTGTTACCAAGATCTTTGGTTGATGTCGGCACCACAATTGTATCGTAAGGTTGTCCAGACGTCCGCGTTATGTACCATATGCCGGAGTTCAATTCGAGGGAACCCGTTATCCGCTTTCGGTGAACAGTTATGCGATACTGGTGTCCCGGAAATACTGGAAAAGCTGTTGAGCTATTTTGATGATCTCTGCTATCAAGTATATTAACTGCCGCGCCATTTGGAGCTGTGACACTTGTATCAATCCTTGTTATCTGAGGCTTTCCTGACTCAAATAGCGGATTTACCCATAGATTTGTACCATTTTTTCCATCTTCTCCAGTGGCTCCCTTATTGCCATAAGCGCCAATAACCCTTTTAGCTGTATCATTTGTGGTGTTATTTGTATATGTAATGGTTTCATAATTCCACAAATACTTATTTGTTTCAGTCATCGTTGGCACAGTCGTTGACCATGTCGTAGGAGCCGATGAATTCGAGGTTGAAACAGCATAATGCTCCGTTATGCTCTTGATACCATTTCCAGTTGGACCAGTTCCTCCAGTAGCACCTTTATCACCTCTTGCTCCAGTAACACATACAGCTGTTGTCGTTGAAGTCGTGTTGTCAGTATAGGTAATCACCGATCTCGTCCAAATATATTTACTGTTCTCCCACCCAGGATAAGTCGTGCTCCACGATCCGCCGGACATGGCTGTTGCTGACGTTGATTTGTAATACTGTTCTACAATAGATTTAACGCCTTTACCGGTTGCACCAGTCCCTCCAGTATCTCCTTTGTCACCTTTGGCTCCGGTTGCTCCCTGTGCTCCTGCAATGCAAACTCCATTTTGATTCGGCGAATACGTTCTGTTACCAGCTCCGTCCGTTGTTACCGTACGGCTCCACATATACTTTCCATTAACCCATGTCGGCGCTGTGGTCGACCATGATCCACCAGAAAGTGATGTTGCCGATGTTGAAAGATAATACTCAACATCAACAAAAGATACATAATCCTCTGGAGCTGGTGTCCAGTCCGTGGCCATATTGCCTTTTTCGACTTTGATTTTTAACGTATATATAGTCCCAGATGTAGCCGAGCCATAACCAAATCTCATCGTAAGATATCTGGCATTTGTTGGAACTGGTATTGTTCCGTTGTTATTGGCAATTGCCGTATATATAGCAAGTGCTTTCTTATTTTCATCGAGAAAATTATAATAATTTTTCGTGAATAGAGGATTGCTTACTGAAAATGTAACCGCTGTTGCTCCACTCACATCCATAATCGGACCATTCCTAGATGTCGCAAGTTCACCTACCGCATAAAGAGCGTCTCCTATGTATAAATCAGATCCGGAGGCCTTTAAACTTATAACGCCAGTCATGGTATTGACAGATGATGAAGTTGTGTTTGCTTTAAAAGTAGCCGAAAAACCACTCAGACTGTATAAATTTCGTCCGCCGACGACAATTCCTTCCGGTGTACTACCAACGTTGTAAGCAGTTGAAGTTGTATTATCCGTATAGGTGATGATCGTACGAGTCCAGAAATATGGTTTGTCCGCACTTGTCGCCGGAGGAGTTGCTGACCATACTCCAGTAGGGATCGTAGTTCCAGACGAACTTGCCTGATATGTTACTGCAGTAGATTTAACGCCTTTTCCACTTGCACCAGTATCGCCCTTATCACCTTTGGCTCCAGCCTCGCCTTTGATTTTCGCCCACTTATACATTCCGACACTTGTAGGATCATCTTTTGCATAGTCCACGCATGTTCCGATATAAGCGCCAATATCCTCACCACTGTTCCCGGTGAATGTCTTCCCACCGTCATTACTATATTTGATGTGCAGATAACTGGTTTTCCCGTCTGCTCCATTGGTACCTGAAATTCCCTGTTTTCCCTGTGGACCCTGCGAACCTTCCAGCTGCTGCCAGCTGTACTTCTTCGGATCATCCGAATCCGTCTGTGTAAAATCCACATACGTTCCAATGTATTTTGACGGTGTCTCTGTCATCTGAGACGCAGAGGTCGGATTCGAAACCGCAGAATATTTGATGTGAAAATACGTCGTTTTTCCATCTTTTCCGTCAGCGCCTTTGGGTCCCTGAATTCCCTGGTCACCTTTTTCACCCTGCAGGCCGCGCAAGCCCTGCGGACCCTGTTCTCCCTTAATTTTAGCCCATATATACGAGCCAACTGTCGTCGGATCCGTCTGATTGAAATCGGTACATGTTCCAACATAATCTCCCGGTGTCTCACCACTGTTCGCTGTAAAAGTTTTACCCCCATCATTGGAATACTTGATATGAAGATAGGTAGTTTTTCCGTTCGATCCATCTTTCCCAGGAAGGCCCTGCGTACCTTTTTCGCCCTGTAACCCCTGAAGCCTATACCATGTATATTTTCCAGGATCGTTTGAATCCATTTCCGTAAAATCCACGTAGGTACCAATATAAGTGTTGGGAACCTCTGTCATCTGGCTTGCAGACGTCGGATTCGAAACTGCAGAATACTTAATGTGAAAATATGTTGTAGCTCCGTTCTGTCCATCTTTTCCAGCAATACCTCGCTCCCCCTGTGGTCCCTGGATTCCCTGCAGTCCCTGCGTGCCCTGCGGTCCTTGAATCTTTGTCCACTTGTATTTAGATGGGTCGGTAGAATCTGCCTTTGTATAGTCCGTATACACACCGATGTACGTCTTACCGGTTGATTCAGTAATAGAAAAGCCTGTCTTTCCATCCGCACTCGTTGCATAAGCGATATGAAAATACGGTGTTTTTCCATCTGCTCCCGGCTTTCCTTGGATTCCCTGCGTACCATCGGCACCTTTAATCTTACTCCAAGCATATTTCGTTGGGTCTGTGCTGTCCGCTACGACCTCATCTACATACATTCCGACATAATCACGATTCGAATCAGAAACGGAGAAACTGACCTTTCCATCAGAGCTATTTGCATAAGCAATATGCGTATACGTGGATTTGCCACTTTCGCCCTTTGGTCCCTGGATTCCCTGATCACCCTTATCGCCCTGCAGGCCGCGCAGTCCTTGCTCGCCCGGATCTCCCTTATCTCCTTTCGGCCCCTGAAATTTGCTCCAACGATACTTCGCCGGATTGGTGCTGTCAGCCTTGGTAAAATCCACGTATTGGCCTATATACGTTTTATCGACGGCGTTGGTTGTCGAAAAGCCTGTCTTTCCATCCGCGCTTGTTGCATAAGCGATATGCAGATAACTGGTTTCACCATTCGCACCGTTTTCTCCAGGGGTTCCATCGGCGCCGTCCTCTCCGTCATCGCCCTGAAATTTTCGCCAGGTGTACTTGGTCGGATCTGTACTGTCCTCCAGTATATAGTCCACATAGGTACCGATATATTTTCCTGTATCCTTTCGCAACTGATTCGCTGTCGGGTTCGGAACATCAGCATATCTCACATGAAAAAAACTTGTCAGACCGTCTTTTCCAGGCTCCCCCGCAATTCCCTGATCTCCAACAACCTTTACCCAGGCGTAGACGCTCGGATCTGTCAGAACCGGCTGCTTTGTCGTCCGATTGTATGCAATACCCATGTATGCTTTTCCAGCAGATTTGATTGATATTCCATCGCCCGTTTCTGTATCAGCAAATACAACCCATGTGTAAAATGTCCGGTTCTTTGCCAGTTTCTCAAACTGCGCAGCCAGGTTCTCCATCTTCTCGGAAATTCCACTTGATTTAAGCTGATATTCGCCCAGTGTCGCTGTGTACTCATCGTTGCAGATGGAAGATTCCAGCTTCATGATCCGCGCGGACAGATACAATTCTCCGGTGTCATCTACGATATTGACTGTATCGCCGATCTTGATTCCATCCGGCAGATATGCCAGCTCCACTTCATAGGATACCGCAGCATCATAGATCTTTTTCAACTTGGATACAGCACGGTTGCACAGCTCCGACTGGCTTAAAGTATCATAAGTATACGTCTGGACGATATGCCCAGTTCCATTCCCTTTCTCGGAAAGATACCGGCTCCATTTTGCCACCGCGCTCCGGGAATAAATCGTGCTGCCGGACAGATAAATATCACCGTCATCATACTTATACCCTTTCAGATTGATCGGCGTTTCACTGTCTTCCGGATATCCGCCGGTAACGGAAAGTGCCGTAGCCAGATCTTCTACTGAACTTTTTACAATGATATTTTTCACTTCCCGGTTGATCCGAAGTTCTCGCCCCTGATCTACGCCGCGCTTCTTATGCAGGTTGATATATTTGTGCTTGATTTTCAACCGGTCGATTTCAAAAGTATAGGAAACTTCCGCGTCAAACTGCGTGGCAACGCTCAAAATACGCTCAGAAGCGGTGGTCTCACCCTCCCAGGACAGTTTCCGGTTATAATTGCTGACCTCATTGATTCCAATTTCAAAGCCGGAATCGTCGCTGAATTTTTCAACATAGTAGCTCGCTGGATATGCCTTGTCTGCTTTGTATTCGCCAACTGTCTCGTTCAGGAGATCCATACCGGCATCCTCGGCATAGATTTCTACTTCCTGTTTGAAAATATTTTCTTCGCTGGTAATGATCGTATAAAATTCCTGCTCATCGCCATTCTTCCGAAGAATATAATTGCCAACAGAACCATACTGTTTCGCATCATTCCGCGTGCTCGCCGTGTAATTCAGCGTAAATTCTAGTGTAGCAACACCTGCTTCCACCTCTTCTGTTTTCAGATCATCAGAAATGTACAATCCCTTCGGTAGCTCTGTGCTTGCCTGCCCAAGGACATTCATATGTCGGTCCGCAAAATATAAAATCATAGAAACACCTCCCTGTATTTCATTGTGTATGTTGGCTGTGTTGCCCAGTCCGATGCAATGCATTGGATCTGATTCATTCCAGGCTGCAGGCAAAAGTTCTCCCAATCGTTGCCCAACGCACCAAGATCCTGTCTCGGAAGTCCCTGTAACATGACCTCTCCATTGCTACAGTCAGCTGTCAAAACCTGATTTACCGAAAATTTATTCGGAATATCACGCCATTTTTCTACATTGTCAATTCTCACGAAGATGCCGCGGAAATAATTTCTGGTGACAAGCTGATTTCCTGTATTTCGACTTCCCCACTGTCCCAAATACAATTTCACTGTTGCCACTTTCACATTTTTTAATTCTGGAACTGTAAATTCCGGATAACTGCCCTTCCAGAAAAAACGTATTTTCTCTCCATGTTTCATCATGTCGCTTGCGCCATACGTTTGGCTGTATGGGTTTGCATCTTTTCGATGGCAAGGTTCAAAAGTATATGTTTTGACGATACGCGGGTTGTTTCCACCTACCCACATATTCATGTGCGCTGTGTTTCCGATCGTATCGGTTTTGTATATCTCCTGGCAGCAGATCATTTTTCCGTTCGCATCGCAGAAAGCAATCGCCTGGCAGCCCGTCTGCCCCATAAGACCAGTTTCAAACCAGCTGTTCATGTAACAATAGAGGTGCGTCGCTCCCTTTGCTCCATTGGAATCTACCACATCAATAGATTTCATAGCTCCATTCCAGCCGTTTGTGTTTGGACTTACATATCCACTGCTGGCCAGATACAGACCTTTGATGCTGTCTACGCTCATGACACCCAGCTTTCCAGCCGTCTTGCTGTTACTGTATAAGAAGTTGCTCCCTGTATCATCTTTCCACGCCGCATCCTGTGACCAGACATATTGGTCAGCATAGCTTGTTATCAGTTCGCTTTTTTTGTATGTTTCTCCGTTCAACTCATCCGGATCACCGAACTGAAGAATTTTCTTGGAGTCATTTACAAAACCTACTACTCCATTTTCACTGTGCATTACTGCCTGAAGCTTTGGAAAGGCCCGATAAGTGCCGTTGTACGACACAATGAACGTTTTTCCGTCATCCGCAGTCGGATTCACCGTAAATTCTTCCACCGAATACTTGAATGGATCCGCGCAGTAAAATTCCAGCTCCGCAGTGATCGCATTTCTTCCCGCCGGCACTTCACTCGTTCCCTGCTTTGTTCCGATATAATATTTGTCCGGTTCATCTGCAAAAATAAGGGTTGCCTGTTCTGCATCCAGAAGAGCATTCAGTTTGTTGTAAGCACTGCGAAAAGCTGCATTATCTTCGGCTACCAGCTGATATCCCACCACAATAGTCCTTGGCTGATAACGCTTTCGTCGATACTTTGTACCGTCAGACACGCCTGTTTCCAGATCTGTAATCTCCGTACCCAAAATTTCCCGGCCGGACACATAAAGTGTCCGATAGCCGGGAATTACGTTCTCAAGATAACTTCCATTAAACATGAGAGCCTCCGAAGGCAGGTTCTGCCCTGGGTATCGCTCTGTTGTATCTACAAAGTTATACATTCATTCTCCTGCCTTTCTTTCGGTTCTCCCTTGTCTCCTGTTTCTCAATTTCTTCTCGTGTATACGTTGCGGTCGCTTTTCCGATTTCTCTTCCGTCCAGATTAACGGGTACATAGATGGTATATTTTCCATTACTGCTGTACTGGTAGCTGTCGTTCAGGTCTTCAGATCCTGTCCGAAGGCTCATTCCGATTTCCGGCGCAGGTGTAAGCTCCGGAACCTGTATCAATTCCATGGCGGCCTGCCTCGCCTCCTGCACATGATCCATAATGCCGTTGACCCAGCCGATACCGAAATAATTGCCGAGTTTATCTGTCACCCGTGATGGGCTGTGGATCTGCGCTTTTGCCCGGATCGCCGCTTCTGCAGCCGCCGCAAGCTGTGCCGCCACTGCCCTTACATGTCCAACCTGGCTTGCCATACCATTTGCAAGACCCATGCCGATGTATGCGCCATACGAATAAGTATTTACGTTGCTCAGAGGTGCCTTTGCCGCATTTGCAAGTGCGCGTGATGCGCTCGTTACAGTACTGCTTTTTGACCTGATTCCGTTTGCCATATTGTTTCCAACGCTTTGACCACTGCGAAGCGCCGCCGGTTCTGTCGTTTTCAACGCCGCATTCACTGCCTTTGAAACATTTTTTACATTGGAAACTGCTTTTGTCCCACTACTCGAAATTGTGCTTGAAAAATTGTTCATCGATGTGGACGCAATATTATTCAATGGTTTTAACCCTGCATCCATGCTTTCTGTAACTGCTGTTCCTGCACTCGTGCCCGCTGATGCCAAAGCTCCGTTGCCACTGTTGATTCCGGATGTAATCGCATTGATTGCCGCGTCACCTATGCTGCTGGCGGATGCAGCAACACTTCCAATTCCAGACTGAATTCCAGCCGCCGTACTGCTTGCCGCGGTATTTCCGAGTGCATTTGCCGCACTGGATACCTGTGAACTTCCGGCATTAATTCCCGATACTGTACCAGACGTTACGCTTTTACCACCCTTTTCTCCTCCAGTACACCAATCGCTGATATCACCGAAGAACTTTCCAATCTTTCCACCAATCTTAGAAAGTCCGCCAAAAATTCCTTCCCCAATAGCCAGAACAACCTGTTTTCCAACTTCCAGCCAATCTGTTGCCATAATCGTGTCAATCATAGCGGACAGTACCTGCGGAAGGGCTGCCACCAATTGCGGAATCGCTCCTATAATTCCCTGCGCCAGCGTTCCAATGATTTGAGCTGCCGTCATCAATATGGTAGGCAAATTCTGCAAAATACCCTGTGCAAAGGAACTTAGTGCCTGTAGCGCAGAATCAATCAATGATGGTAGATTCTCAGTAATTCCCTGCGCCAATGCAAGTAAAAGCTGCATGCCGGTCATAATGAGCTGCGGCAACGCTGAAGCAATTCCTGTAATAAGTGTCGTTGCCATGCTGACTGCTGACGGAATCAGTTCTGGAAGGGCACTGATCAAACCGGATACCAGAGATTGAACCAGCGTTACGCCACCCGTAATCAAGGCTGGCAGATTGGCTGTAATCGTATCCAGCAATTCAGAAACCAGATGTCCACCTTGCTGAATGAGGTCCGGCAGCCTGCTGGCCATTCCATTGACCAAATTCGTGATAAACTGTGGTCCCTGTGTCTGTGCCAGTTGCAAAATACTATCGATCTGTGACCCAAAAGTCTGATAGAGCAGTCCAAGCCCGGCGAGTACGACAGCAATCAAAGCTGCTGGCATCAATGCTTTCATTGCAAGCCCCATGATCTGGTTCAAGCCGCTAAACATCTTTGAACCAACACCAAAAATCAATTTTCCAACCGTCTGTACGGTTGATGTAACTGTCTGTACAACTTTTCCGCCCAACACACCAATTTTCTGTATCCCATTGGCACCATCTAATGTGGCGGCATCCAGAATATCTTTAAATGGATTTTTTATTTTTCCAACTGCAGACTGTAATATTCCGCCAAGCTTCGAATTACTAAATACATTTCCAAGGCTTTTTCCAGCATTTTTTGCCCATTGTGGTGTCTCTTTTAGGGTTTTGTTTATGCCTCCAATACCTGTGGATACCAGTTTCCATGTATTGCTCTGGAAAAAATCGCTTGCTTTGGTAACAACACCTAAAGTTCCAAGAACTGCTCCAAGAGCTTTTACCTTCTCGCCGGTTCCATCCAGAAGGCCTCCAATTTCTTTCAGCCCGCCTTCCAAACCGCCATTTTTAAACGCTGATCCAAGCTTTTCAACCCACTGAATTGCTTTTTCAATGTACTTTCCATCAGCCAACTTTTTATTGGCGTCACTTATTTCGGATGTAATATTCTTTACAAATTCTTTGAGTTTTCCCTTTGCCTGTTCAAACGCGGTTATTCCAATACCTTCAATTCCAGACTTAAGCTTATCAACAGCACCTTGCAGATTATCCGCTTTGATGCTTGCCATCGTCTCTGCTGCTCCAGATGCATTGTTGATCGCATCAGAAAGCTTATTGAAATCCTCATCACTTGCATTAACAATCGCTAAAAGCCCAGACATTGCCTCCTGCCCACCAAGCATAGCCGCATAAGATGCTTTTTCATCCTCAGTCAACCCTTGCATGCCTTTTCGCATATCTTTCATAATTTGGGCAAAGGAATTCATATTTCCGTTAGCATCAGTAAGGCTAAGGCCTAATGCAGACATTGCCATGCTAGATTCTTCCGTCGGTTTTGCCATACGTGTAATCGTGGCGCGAAGTGCCGTACCGGCGGCGCTTCCTTTGATAGAACTATTCGCCATTATAGAAGTCGCAAGAGCTATATCCTGAATCGAGTAACCCATTGCGCCAGCTACAGAGCCGACATATTTGAAGGTTTCGCCCATCAAATCGACATTCGTGTTCGCATTGGCAGAAGCGGTCGCCAATACATCGGCGAATTCTCCGCTGTCTTTGGCCTGTTTTCCGAATGCAGTCAATGCATCCGTAACGATATCGGATGCCCTCGCCAGATCACCGCCAGATGCAATAGTCAAATTAATAACGCCATCCATACCGGATAGCATTTCATCCGCCTTCCAGCCCGCCATCGACATATATTCCATCGCAGAAGCTATCTGACTGGATGTGTACTTCGTGGAAGCACCTAGCTGTTTTGCTTTGTCTGACAATTTATCAAAATCTGACCCTGTAGCCCCAGAGATGGCTGCAACGGAAGACATTGTACTTTCGAAGCTCATACCTGCGCTTACCGCGTTTGTTGTTACGCTTTTAAGCGCACTTCCAACTGCTGTAACTGCTTTTCCACCAATTGCCGCCATTGCGCCGAATCCAAGTCCACTGGATATGGTACTGCGTAGCCGTTCTGCTGTATCGCTGCACGATTTCATCGTCGAAGAGAAATTGCTGTCTACCGCTGATAGAACCGCTTTTACGCTATAAGATTCTGCCGTTTTCACCATCTCCTTTCTTGATCAGCTTCGAAAGTCCAACAAAACGAGGATCTGTCTTTTTTGTTCTCTTTTTTTTCAAATTTTCAAGTTCCCGCTCATAATCGAAGAATTTCTGGAATTTTTTATAGACCGGAACTGTCTTTTTGCCGGATTTTCGCTCTGCACGCACAGCAAAATCAAGATATGCCTGTCTGTGTGCTTCGAAATTTCGGTCAAACATTTTCAGCTCCAGTGCCTCCATCATGACGTTATACTGAGCTACTGTCAGGCGATCCACCTGTTCGAACGATGTAAAATTGAAGTACCGAAAGCAGTTCACAGCAACATCGTGATAAACTTTTTCGAAATCTACTGTTTCTTCTCGTCCTGAGCCTTTTTCTGAAACTCCTCCAGTGCTTTCTTCAAAGATTCCTGACGTTCTTTCTCCGCTGCCACTGCTTTCTCGATTTCCGCGACGGTTTTCTTCGTAGCATTGGCTGTCCTTAAGAAACCCAGTGTATCCTCGAAAAGTTTATCGATGTCTGTTTTCGGATCATCAATATAATCATCCAGCAGTTCTTTTGTAGCTCTCGGAGTCTGCCCCTGATTTGCTGCATCCAGCAGATCTACAAGTGGCTCCACCTCTCCATCCATGACGCTGCCGATCATATATTTCAGACCAATTCCTTTGCTGACATCTTTTAAATTGTCAACTGGCACCTGAATTCTTTTGTTTACATCACGAAGGAATCCCATGCCAAAATTAAACTGATACACCTGTCCGTTGATTGTAAGTTCCATATCGTTTTTCTCCTTTACTATTCAAAAAGAGGACGATTTCTCGCCCTCAACACTTTTACGCTCCTGTTTTTGTCGTATCTGTAAATACGTAAGCTGCTATTTCCTGCTGCGCGGTCGTTACGGTTACATCACCTTTCTGACCGGTTCCATTGACACCAAAGGTAAGAGACACCTCCACCATATCTTCGGCGTTTGAAGTCTTTTCTACCTCCGTCACATAGCCCTGGAAGTATTTTCCTTTAAATTTATTGCTTCCGCTGGTTGCTGGATCATCCAGATTTGCTTCCCAGATCTCGACCAGTTCATCATTGATCATGGCATCTTCAAGAGAATCGATCAGTGTGTCGCCCTTGGCAAGAATACTGGTTGCCGTAATCTCAACCTCGGCTGCTCCCGGGGTACGGATCGTGCCATCCTTTGTCTCTGTGGTATCGGCATCCTTGCTTGTCGTTCTGCCGTTCTCTGTCGTAAACGCTAATGCTGTAGCTGCATTTTTAGCCGCATCTTTTTTTAGACGGTACAGATAAACGATCTTTTTACCACGTACCGCATCTGCGAATAACTGTAAATCAATTGTTTTTCTCATGCTGTTCTCCTAACTGAATAAAAAAGTCACTTCCACGATACCGTGAAGAAGTGGCTGATTGGTGGTTGTGTCCGGCAATATTCTCTGATTTAAGTCCTGCACGGACCAGGAAAAGTTGCCGGTGTGCTCCAGATGTCTGCAAATCTGCTTGATCTGCAGAAGCATCTGTGAAACTATGCCGCGCTGCCGCGGATTATCGTGCCAGACGTGGATTGTCTGGCTTACGTTGCCGAACACAGCCGTTTTATTGGCTTTGTCGGTTAAAACGCTGTCTGCCAGATAGATAAACGGATATGGCGTGCCTTCCGGCGGTAAAAACGTGTCATACACACTGTCCGGATACTGTTTTTTCAATTCCAGAAGTAATGCACTGAATAATTCCTGTTGTGGATCCATGGTATCACCTCGTAAGCTTTTTCAGATCGGATTTGAACTTCCCTTTCTGAGCCGTGTAGGAAGGCCGCATGTATGGCTGCGCATTCATATAACGGGTTCCATACTCCACGTATGCTGCGTACTCTGCTGTCGGCTCTATCTCGGCCGTAAGACCTCCGTCCCGGATCTCAAGACCAATACTCCGTTTCAACGTACCGGTATCTACTGGTGCTTTTCTCTGTGCCGCCTCCTGTAAAGATTTTCCATTTTCCTTTACAACCCGCTTTACATCGCTCATCTGCACGTTTTTCTTCAATTTGACCTGCAGTTTTTCCATTCCTTCCAGTTTGATTTTCGGCATCAGACCACCTCCGATAAAATAAAAGTCTGTTTCACGCGAAGTTTCCGCGTATAGTCCACTTTATAGTTTGTGTTCCCGATCCGGATCCGATCAAACGGTTTCTGGTAATGATTTTGAAGCTGTACGGTCACGCTGCCCTGACGGATTCCTCCGTATACGATCTGCATGATCTCTGCTCTCGTATCCATCACAGAAGCCATTTTCTGCACCTCTGTGACCTGGTCTGCAGCATAGTTTCCGGTTTTCGAATCATATTCGCCCGGCAGGACCCGTTGGAAGAAAACTGGTGTATCATATCTCACAGAAACTTTACCTTTCCCTTTCTTGCCTCCCGCTGGCTGTCCAGATAGGACTGAATATCATCCATGTACCCGGCAAAATCATTTTCTGACCAGGAAAGGCTCTCGCCCTCAACACTGTGAGAGGAGAGCCCTTCCGAGCCGATCCGGTTGAATCGAATGACCGAAACATCCAATATGATGTATTCCATCTCTTCCGGCGGCTCCAGACCGCCAAGAAGAAATTTCAGCCGCTGTTTCGTGGCATTCAGAATCAGCTGTAACTGCTGTTCTGTCTTTTTGTCTGTATCTTCCATCCCAAGAAGCAGTTTCAGATCTTCGATCATAGGCCGCCTCCTACTCCGTCAAGGATCTACTGCCTTATTCTTGCTTTTCCCTTTGCCTGCCTTTTCCGGCTCCACCAGCTCAATCAGTGGGATACCACGCAGATTTTCAGCAGATGCAAGCTCTGCCAGGCGGGCTTCGGATACCTTGAGTTCCTCACGCGGGAAGGTATCGCCTGCTCTGTATTCATGGTCATTGTCCTGCAAATCAGTAAAATACTCGATTACTCTGTACATATACCATCACCCTTTCTCAGCTCTTCACAGCTACTGTTACATCGCCGGAACGAACTGCTTTGTAGTTCTGGTCGCACTCAACCAGCGTAATTTGATGCCCTGCTGTAGATGCGATCTCGGACTCTCCATCCCATTTGCTCCAGTTCTTCACATCATCGCCGTATTTCACGGTAGTTGCGGATGCCGCATCTTTGTACTTCCAATAGTTATTCACAGACATGATCTGCTCTTTTACAGAAATCTTAGTCTTTCCATCTTCTGTTCCTGCTTCAGATGTTACATTCAGAGTTCCGAGCGTCTGCGCATCAGATCTACCAACGGAAATATAGGCGATAGCATCCAGATATTCGCAGAAGATTCTGAGACCCATAATAGCGTACAGATCCGAAATTGCTCTCTCATAGGTACCCTGTGCATGGAAGCCGATGAAATGAGTGGTTGGGTCTGTTGTGTAACTGAGACCGGCCTTTGCAAACTCAGAGTCGCCTGGATCGATGTAATATCCGACGATGTTATTGAGTGGAGTTGCAATAACAACGTTTTCCGGGATTTCAGAGCTTACAAACACAACCTCTGCGCCCAGAAACTTTTTCATGTACTCAAATCCGAAGGCAGTCTGCAGGGAAATATCCGCAGCACCAACATATTTGTACACATCCAACGTATTCACCCACACTGCTACGCCGGTGGCTGTTCTTTTCATCTTTTTAAATTTATCTTTGACTTTTCCGATCGCCATAGCAACCGCCATCTGCCAGGTACTTTCGTGGCCAGTCAACGATCCTGCTTTCAGCTGTGTATACAGTTTGTCCATGACAACATTCTGCAGATCGGTTTTGAACTCTTCATCGGTATCCTGCACTGCAGCATCGTATCCTTTTTCTGCGATTGCTTCCAAGGTTACTCCCTTGCGATATTTTTCAATACGGATGGTATCAAACGGAATCTCTTCTACAGCGTACCGGGAGTATGGAATTTCTTCTCCTTCTTTCACCTCTCCGGACTGCAGGGTTCCTGTTACCTTTTTGGTCTTTAAAATAGTATTGTTGTCCTTCTTGATCATTCGGGCAATGCCCAGAACATCAAGCAGTGCCTGGATGTTTTTGCCGAAAGATGTTACAAAGTCAATCTCACGGGCTTTTACCTGGATCTGTTCCTGACCTGTCATGTTATCCGGTGCCGCAAATACCTGCAGTCCTAATTTTCCGATTTTATGCATGCTGTTTTCCTCCTACTGAAATAATGCGATATTTTCCGCAATCAGCCGCTGCCGTTCGATCGGGTTGCTGACTGCGAGAATCTGCTCTTTCGTCACAGCGCCTTTTCCGCCGGATCCGCCCTTTGGTGCATTCCCCTTCAGGGCATCTTTTACGGCTGCCTGCACTGCATCCTTGTACATTTTCGTGAAAGTTTCAACCGCCGTCTTGGTATCCTCAGCGCTTTCAGATACCAGATGCGTCAGAAGTTCATCCGGGATGTTAATTTCTTCATCTGTCAGCATCTTTCTGGCTGTTTTTGACATCTCCGAAAGTGCATTCTGCCGTTTCAGATCCGCCAGTTCTTTCTCCAGCTTACGGTTTTTGTACTCCGCTTTCTCTTCTTTTGTCATCTTCGCGAGCTTTTCCGCCTCTGAAAGCTTGTCATCAGTCAGTGCCCGCCACTTTTCCTGTGCTTTGGTCACTGCTGTGTTTACCGCTTTATTGACCCTGCGGTCAAACTCCGCTCGATTCTCTGCCTGCCTCAGAAAATCATCAAATGACATCTCATTGCCGCTATTTTCAGAACCTGCTCCAGCTCCGTCCTCGTTTCCGTCTCCGGCTCCGCTGCCGTCTCCTTCGCCATCTGCAAATAACTGCAGGTTGATCATTGGGATTCTCCAACGATTGTTTTTATACTTCATGTTCGGTCCTTTCTGCCCCGTCCCGTTCTATAAAAGCCCCGTGCCGTTGCTCCAGAATCATAGTTTAACGACATTTCGGTCACATCGGTTACACGATCCGGACATGCTCCGGAAATTCATCGGCCATCAAGCAGACGCCGACAAAAAAGGAATCCACCAGAGTTTTTGCTTTCTCCGATAGATTCCCATACTGTATATCAACCCATCCGGGCGATACTTCGTATTCTATTTCATCCCTTGTCAGGTCCTCAATCGAGCGGATCAGCGTCCGCACGAGGCTGGAAACGCCTGCACAGACAATATCCTGCCCGTTCGGTGCATACATTGCATGACCGGATACCTTAATTTCGTTCTCGCGAACAGATACTTCAATCACTTACGCCTCCGCAAAAATCCAGTCTTCCGCAAGCATATCCGCCTGAGATGCAAGCCACCCCATCTGCACGCCAGAAGTTCCAACGAAAGCTACCGCCATATTGCCGATTGCATCATGCTCACAATTTACGATCTGATCATCTGCAGTTCTGTAGGAAATTCCGGTTGCGAGCTGAATATACTGTTTCTTCCCGTTCCAGCCTTTACGTGCTACTTTGAATCCTCTTTTCAGGTACTTAATTGCTTCACCGAAAGAAAAGGCTGCTTCTCCTCCGAGCTGCGGACAATTGCTCTCATCTGCAGCAATCCATTCATCAGAAAGAATGTTGCCTACCGTATATTCGACCACCTGAGTCTCTCTGATGTCCATCTCATTCCCGTCTTTGGTATGCATAATGATGGTTTCTTTTTTCGGATTCCAGTACCAATATCCTCCCCAAGACGGTAATTTCACTTTAATTCCAGATTTCATCACTTTCAATGCTTCTTCAAACTTCATTTTCAAATCCTCTTTTCTTTAAAAATGGGCATAAAAATACCACCGGCCTCTCGACTGGTGGTTAATTATACAAACGGAACCATCTCTTTTACATCTTTCAATGTCCTTTTTGCCTTTTCAATCAACGAATTTTCAAACAGATAAGAAATACCTTTTGGCGTGATAATGGCATCAGGCAGATCGCCTAAAAGCACGCCATCTTTCGTATGATTAACAGCAATACCTTTTACATATTCTTCTGTAATCAGACTTAAAATGATATACTGCCAATAATTCTCAGGAATATTATAAGCCGATGCTGTAAGGTAACACGCTTCTGGTTTTTCGCCCTTTTTCAAGCATTCATACAGATATTTCAGTACCTGGTATACAATCACGAAATAATCATTCTGAGCCATTTGCCCTGTCTCCTTATCATCAGTTGATAATTAACTGATTCTTGCAAGAATCACAGTAAAAAGTATTTGTTTTTTCGCGGTCGCCAACTGGAATCATAATGCCTTTTTTGCATTTCTTGCACAAAACTTTTTCGCCTTTTCTCAAGAGCTTTACTCTCTCATGAGGTGGAATATTCAGAGTATTCGTCATAAACAATCACTCCCATTTCAGATTCGGATATTTATCATTTATATGATTAATTATATCCTGGACAACTTTTTCTGTCAATTCGATGTTTTGATGTCTGTACTCATTCATATAACATTGTAACTCTTGATTTTTGGTGTTTGGCTTGTTGATTTTGGCATGTGTAGCCTCGTGAATCACTGTAATAGCTGTCTCACGAACCGTTTTGGTGTTATCAGCATAAATGTTGATTTCACCATCTTCGAAAAGTCCATCCAGTCCCTCGTCGACATCAACTCCGTACCATACCTTTATTTGAATATCATTTTCCTGAAGATATTCCAACATTTCCGTTCCGATGCTGGACTTTTTCATTTCTTTCATGATATTTCGAGGTTTGATAACGTCTCGCCCCTTTGATCTGCCATCCAATGTTTGGAATATGCCTTCGTTGTCTTTGTATCTCGCCTTTCTGTTTTTCGAAGCTTCCCATTCTTCTGTGGTACCACCCTGCTCCAGAAATTCCAACCATTTCTCATACTCTGTGCTGTCTTCATAGGCCGCCGTAGAGCAGTGGCATCGCGGATGCATCGGCGGCGCATTTGTCCCTGGCATCATATCCTGCACCCTAAAATGCTTACCGTCCAACGCCTGGCACCGCTCGCAGACATCTGCATTCCCGCAGGCAACGTATGTATACTCTTCGAATCCATTTCGGATATAGGACTGTTTCTGAGCTTCTGTCTGGACTCTGGCAAGCTCCGTGACCATGAGCCGCTCTGCATCCTCCCGGCTTGCACCGAAGCGTTTCTGCAGGTGCACCGCAAGCTCCCGCGGGTTCTTGCCCTGGATCAGCCCTGTTTTCAGCAGCTTGTCCAGCTCTGCTTTCAGCATATCCTGATACATCCAGATTCGATCGGAATAAGTGGCGTTATGGAATGACGCATCGACAATTGCCCGCGCCATTTTCCCATTTTCCTGCACGGAATTGCCAAGAATGCCCGCCTGCCTGCGAAATTCTTCTATTGTCTGCTGTGTCAGCGTCTTGTCAAAGTATTTCTGCAGTTCGTCGAAGCCGGATACCATTTCCAGCCCGATATTGGCTTTCAGCAGCTCCAGACGGTTGATTTTCATGGTCGCATTGTACAGCCGCATCTCTTCATTCGCCTGGTCGGAAAAATCTTTTTCCTTGACGTATTTCGCCGCTTTCCTGCCGTATTCTTCGATGTCAAGCTTGGAAACTCTCCTTTTTGCCTCCGCCAGTGAGATTCCCTCTTTTGTGGCATACTTTGTATAAAATCCATCGATCTCCTTCTGGATCTGGTCTGCCATATACGCATAGGTCTTTCGGATCTCTTCTGCATAAACCTGCTCAGACATCTTATTCTGCCTGGCATGCTCCGTCTCACGCTTCTTCCAGTATTCCTTACTCGTCATCCTGTCCACCGCCGCCAAACATCTGCTCCATTACCGGATCCGCTCTCACCTTATCCTGGTCTGCATCGATTTTCTCGATTTCATTCTGCACATTATCCACGATTGACAGCACGCCGAGCTGTGTTTCCTGGCTGACAACGCCTTCCAGATTCTTCGCGATCTCTGCCTCTTCCTGCAGGTTTGCCGGGAAGTTCGGCGTAAAATGTGGATGGATCTTCACCCAGTCATCTTTTTTCATTCCTGAGACCGGATTTGAGAAAATCAGACGATACCTCCGGTTCATTCCACTGGTAAATTTCCGCTCTTTCGTTTTTTCCAAGTTGCTCATTGCCTGCAGCTTATATTTCATGGCGATGCCGGAACTGGTGCCAAAATTCTCATCCGAGATATTGGCCACCATGCTGATATGGAAAATGAGCTTTTCCAGGCGATCGATCAGATGCTCCTGCGTGGTATCACCATCCGGTTTCTGAAGAAATTCGACAATCAACCGTTCGGTGTCCCCGTCGAAATTAATGATTCTGTCATCCCGGATATGCGCCACATCGTCTTCTTCCAGCTTGGAACCAAGAACCTTGAGATAGGCATCCGCGAAATAGTCAACATCATTGGCTTTTTCGCTGATCGCCTTGTTGTATGCATTAATCATCGTAAGGACCGGCTCGAAGATTCCCATACGCTCCTTGTTTTCTACGTACTCCGATGCCGGAACGCCGTCGAAGCCGTGTATCTTCTCGTCTGCATCCCAGAGCAATTTTCCTTTGATTGTAAACCAGCGGACCTTCGTCTCGTCCGATACGCTTCCATGAAGGATCTGATTCGAATCGTAATACAGCCGCACGAAATATCGTTCCCTTTCCAGCACAGAATCATCGTAGATCATGAATGCATCCAGCGGGCTCAGGTATGTAATACCGATATTCCCATTCTCATCCACATAATACATTTCATAACCCTTGCCAAAGATACTGCAGATTTTAGACAGCTCTGCATTGTTATCGTCCTGGTCGTTGTACTGATCCAGGAACTCAACATATTTTTCAACCGCTTCGTTCCCATCATCGACCAGCAGCTTAATCGGATGCCCGATGAAGAATCCGTTCATCGTATCCACAATGTATTTCGCAAAGTTGACCATGATCCGGTTGTCCGGCTTCCACTTGGGCTTTAACGGCTCATGCAGGATCGGGTAATCCGTCTCGTAGGCCTCCTGCAGCCTGCTGTATCTAAATGCGCACTCTCCGGAATGCCGCATGATAAATTCGTTCAATTTGGCATCTGTCAGCGTCTCTTCCGACGGCAGCCTATACAAATTCGTTCGCACTTCTATATCCCTCCTTTCACCTTTCTGTTCAGCCGTGGTCGCTCCCCAAGTATTGTATATACAAAATATCGTACAGCGTCCATCGCATGATCATATTGCTTCACTGGCTTGTCTTCTCCGTTTTCAGCAGCTTTTTTGTCCCAAATATAAGATGCAAATTCTTTAATTGTATTTATACACGCCGTTGAAAATACAATTTTTTGCAAATTCAATTTGGTTGCTACCAATCGAATTCCATCCTCTACATCATTTTTGGCTTTTATGATTTTGAATCCACGTTTTCGCAATTCCGCAATAAAAGAAGCAGCCGCAGGATCCACTATAATTGCGCGAATTTCCATCTTATCCAGCCAATTTTCCAAGTCGTCTGCATACTCTGCATCCGTTTTCTGCTTTCCTTCCTCTCGTCCAGAATAATAATATTCTTTCGTACAATACCAAACGCCATCCGTTCCTTTTTCCCACAGGAGAAACACCGTTGCATTTTGAGTTCCATAATCGCAACTGACATATCTATTGCTGTCAAGCAATAACTTTTCAAATAACGATGGATCTTTCACATGTTGTGCTTCGCTGAACATATCGTAGATAATACCCTCAGCCATAGCCCACAGGCCCAGGATGTATCTTTTATAGAACACCCCGGTATACATGTTTCGGTATCTGGTTTTTATTTTCTCAGATAGGCTTAGGTTGTCATCCATTGTAAAATGGAGATACAGCAGCTGTTTTTCTTTCCTCTTGTCAATCCAATTGAGCTTAAACCAGTGATATGGACCGTCCGGGTTGCAGTTAAACCAAAACTTGGAACCTTCAACGGAGCATCGGCCGGTTGCCTGATTGACGAAGGATTCCGGCATCAGTGCAACCTCATCAAAGAACACACCCGCCAGCGTGATACCCTGAATCAAATCTTGTGAACGCTCATCTTTTCCGCCGAAAATATAAAAGTAGTTCTCAGCATCGCCTTTTCTGATCAAAATGAGGTTGTCCGCTCTGCGGTCAGTTACGGAATATCCTCTGGATTTGAGCATCAGTTTCAACCAGAACAATACATTTCGCCGGAAAGAACCGATGGTTTTACCGCACATAGCAAAGTTCTGACCATTGAATGTGCTCATCGCCCACATTACGAATGAGAGTGACATGCTGACGGTCTTTCCGGATCGGATCGCGCCGTCAGCTATGATTCCATCCTTATCATGGACTGGCGAATCCTTGCACCACCAGGTAAGAACCTGCTTCTGTTTTCTGGAAAACGGCGAAAAATGGAATGTCTGGTCTTTCTGACAATTTTTAATGTTTCGCGTGAGATTCTGCAACTTTGTTTTCAACGATGAGATCTTCTCATACACTCTCATCACCCCAGACTTCCTGCGCCACGGCATTCATCGCAGAAAGGAATCCATCATCGCCGGTTTCTTCCTGCTGAACATCCTGTTTGCTCATTTCAAATTCAAGCTGCATTGTTGCCAGCTCCAGCCGTGCATCATCGTAACCAAATTTATGCAAGGCCTCGATGGCTCGCTGACGCCGTGCCTGCACACGGGTCAGGGCATCTTCTATGGACTGGATCTGTCCCAAAATCCCCTCGTATTCTTTTAAAACAGTTGGTTTTCCTTTTTCAATTCCAGATCGATATCCGGTAACACTCATTCCCGCTGGAACTTGTTCTTCTGGCTCAATATTTTCATCGGCCGTCGGCTGCTCCATGTTCTTCAGCATCTCAATTCTTTTCAACATCCGCCGTTCCCGCACAGTCAATAGCTGAATTTCCTGCAGGAGCAACTGCTCCTTGTCCGGCGTCACCATTTCAGTCAACCGTTTTTCTTCTGGATCCAGACAATCAAAAAAGAGAGCTTCAAACTCTCCTGTCTTAACTGCATTCTTATTTCCCGGCGGACCGGTCGCATTTTGATTTCCCGGTTGACCGCCTCTTTTTTTCTTATCCGAACGTTCGCTTTTTTTATCCGAACGCTCGTTATCCCATCTGTGAGTAGATTTCCAACGGCGAACAGTTCCTTCCGGCAGATTCAGTTGACTTGCAATCTCAACCAATTTCATGCCCTTCAGGTACATGGCCTTTGCCTGCTCTATTCTTTTATCTGGCGCCCGGGCCATGTTCCATCACCTCGATTCGTCGTTTTTTTGTAAAGCAAAAGCACCCCGAAGGGTGCTCTCAAATTGAATATTTCTATGCATCTTTTTTATTTACATCACATGCTTCCTTAAAATCTTTGCATATTTTTTCTTCAGATATACCAGATAAATGAAGTGAAAGTTTCACTATCAAACAATCCCTCACATCATCATCCTTCACTTTGTCACACAAATTAATTGCATCTTTAACATTAGAATCTTTTGTTAATTCTTTAAAAAATTCTGTGATCTTTTCATTTGCCCGATTAGACAATCCATAAAACAACGCAGAAACCGCTTCTATAACAATTCCCGCGATTATACCTGGCCATTCAGTATTACTTGTTCTTGCACTAATTATAATTCCGAAAACAATAACCGCAAATCCTAAAATACTTCCACAAAAACTAAGTCTAAATGCCCATTTTGATTGATTTAACCATTGCTCATGATATCCTCTCTTCGCCTTATCCGGAATCCAATTGTCCTCTATTTTGAAGTTGTTTTTAGAAAATCGCTTATTAATTTCATTGCTGTTATCAAGCTTAAAATTTTGAGTTACTTCTTCCCTTAGCGGCATACATTACTCCTTTAATAATCCGGCAATCAGTGCATTTACAAATACTGTGTTTCCACAATTTGAACATGTCACTGGAATAACAGGCGTAATAGCACTGTTAGGGCCTAACACAAAATTTCCATCATTAAATTCTCTCAATTCAAAAATTTTGTCCGTTACATTCCATACTCCTTCTCCACATAAAGGACATCTTGCACCATGCCATTTATCATTTAGATAATCAATAAGCTCTTGTCCGTCAATTTTTTGCATTGTTTTTCTCCCAATATATATTTTTGTCCATTTTACCACCTTATTCATATTTTTTCTAGCCTTTCCTCACAATAAAACGCCCTGCATTTCTACAGGACGTTTCAAAAGAAGTATATGGGAGATGATTCTCCAGTCAATGGAAAGCTGGAATGGTAGGAGTCGAACCTACGACATATTGATTAACAGTCAATCGCTCTACCTGCTGAGCTACATTCCAATAGCACTTCCTACCGTTTTTTGTAGTTATGGCACTACATAACTATAAAATTCAAGCAGGCCTTGTCAATCTCTCTAAGGCGGTGCATCGCTCTCAGTTCAGATGTCTGGGGCTTCGTTCAACATCGTACATCATTCGGACTTTTTCCATGGGCTGATGCTGCCCAATTCAACGGTCAAGCTGTGACACCTGACCGCCGCTCAAAATACATGCAAGGAGATTTTTAGGAATGATCCCTTATCCATTCTCTGGCTCTTACACTATACCACACATGCAGTATGTCATTCTATGTCATCTTGAAGTTCGTCAACGCCATCCCATGAATTCTATGTATCTGTTTCCAACTATAGCCCATTCTCTCCGCAATCTGCTCCCACCGCAGCCAATGAATATATCTCAATCTCAAGACTGTTTTTTCAGTCTCATTCTGCATCTGTTCAATTTCCCACGTAATCTTTCGCCGGATTCTGATTCTCAACTCCATCTGATCTTTCAGCTCCGTCAGCAGCTCATCAAGCTGTGCTGCATACTCTGAAAGATCCATGCAACTGCTCCCGTGTGGCATCCCATCTTGGATCAGTGCCGGAAACATTTTATTCATCCGCAGATCATCGATTTCTTCCTGAATCTCTTTTTCTGCCAATTCTGCCGCATGGTATCTCTTCAGGTATTCTTTTTTCTTTTCATTCTCTTCTTTGTACTGCTCCATGGGTACCACCTCCCTGTCATTTCCATTAACATCCTTTCGTTCTGACTCCTAATCAGCATTATGTTTCCGCTTTCCGTGCTGTTCGTTCCACTTCTTTAAATATTCTTCCTGCTCCGCATCTTCTTCCGGATCCTTTGGACGCTCTGTCCGGTTCAGTAGCCACGCCGCCGCGCCGATCATCCCTGCGCAGGCAAGCAATATTTCAATAATTTCTCTCATACCCTATCCTTTCCGTAAGATCTCAAGTCTTACTCTATCCCATTCATCCAACAATGCCGGAGGATAACCTTCTTTGCACTTTTCCGCATTTCTTTTCAGTCTGCAGATTCCATTTTCTCTCGCAACTCTTCCGACCGTAGTTTCCGATACCCCTGTTCTGTCCACAATCGTTTTATACATTTCACCCCGTTGCAACATCTCAAGAATCATTCTCTCCATCTCTTCTGGTATTTTTCTCATTTTCCATCCCTCACAAATAATTCCGGCCGAATACCTCTCTGAAATTTAATTCCGGAAAGTTTTCTTCGAATGCTTTCTGCCCCGCCTCCTGCAGATAGCAGTTTGCCGCTCCTGCCGGATCCTGATGCACGGCTCTGGCGGATGTCCGGTGGCATTCCGGGCAGATATATACCTTTAATCCATACTCCTCAGATAAATGTCTATTGGGGCCGCCAAAGATGTGGTGCTCTTCAAGCACCGTCTTCCAGCTATAATCCCCCCCTCTTGCGCAGAGATAGCAGATCCTACTCTCCTTATTCTGCAATAAGCTCTCCCTGTGCTTTCTTCTCTTCTTTTTCTTTGTTGGTTTCGGAAATAACATTCTCTTCGCTCCTCCTGCTTACATAAATGGAATATCTTCATCGACACCATCCGGGATAGTCATGAAACCGTCCGTATTTGTCTGCGGTGTTGCGCCCTGCTCCCGCGGACGTTCCGCGTTCTTACCCTCTGCAAACTCCTGCTCTTCCACAACCACATCGGTTGTGTAAACCTTCCTGCCTTCACGGTTCGTATAGCTTCCGGTTTGGATCCGACCGGTGATGGCGATCTTCGTTCCCTGACGCAGATATTTCTCTGTAAATTCTGCCTGGCGTCCAAATGCTACACAACCGATAAAATCTGCTGTTGCATCGCCGTCTCTGTGGAATCTGCGGTCAACAGCCAGTATGTAACGGGCTACCGCCGTAGAGCCATCTCCCGAAGAGTATCTGACATCCGGATCTCTGGTTAATCTTCCCATCAATATAACTTTATTCATCGCTTTTTCTCCTCTTTACTATTCTTGTATCACGGATTCGAAATGCTCTCTGTTCTCTCACTTCCGCATCTGATTCCAAAATTTCTTCATCTATGAGTTCATTAATATGTTTTTTCGCTGTTGACACCGATATACTCAATGCATCCGCAATTTCTTTATAGCTTGGTGCATATACATGCTCCATGATATACTTCGCAACATAACGGTATACTTCTTCTTGGATCGCTGCTCCTTCTTTTCCTTTATGCATTCGCACTTCCTTGTTCCTGCTCAAAATTCATATCCCCTTTCGTCAACTGGCTTCTGTATCCACTGATACAATCTCTTCTGATCTGTCAAAACATCCGCCGGAAGATATTTTGAAAGATACACTGACAGTCCCCAGGCGGTAAGGGTATCAAAATAATCTTTTCTCGGCATTGCCTTTCCGACCACTTCGATACTTTCTGTTCCCGGATAGTCCTCTGGCATGTTCATCTGCCCTGGCAGCTGCTCCATATCGCCCTCTGTTGCTTCCGGAATACCGGTTTCTGCTTTTGAAACGGTCTCTTCCGTTCCCGCCTCTTTTCTCTCATTCTTTTTTGTTTCCAAAACCGGCTCCGCTTCTGTATTTACAGGCTTTTCCGGCGTTTTTAATTGCGCCGGCGCAATTCTGTTTTCGGACGGTTTTCCAGGTGCTTTTTCTTCTCCTCGGATCTCATTCATCCCTTCAGATGCTTTTTCCTGTTTTCTTTCCTGTTCCACACTTTCCCTGCTTTTTTGAGCTTCTTCCCGTTCTTCTGTCCCTTCCACCTCTTCTGCCTGCCATTCCTGGCTTTCCAGTATTTTTCTGGCAATCTGGAAAAATTCTGCCCAGCTCATCTTTCGCGGTGTCTGGCCAAACTGTTTAATCTGGATGTCGTTCTCGTACATGGCCATGAAGAACAGGCCCATCCGGAACGTTTTGGTCCCGGATGGATTGACGATTTCCGCCATCTTCTCGACTTCTCCGGCCGCATACGCCTCGCTCTCTTCCAGTTCTTTCGCAATTTCCCGATTGGTTTCCAGGAATTTCAGCACCAGCTTTTCCAGCGAGTCCGCTTTTTCTGGTTCCGGCTCTGCCTTGTTGAATCGTTTCAGCTCCCGGATATCCTCCTTTGGCAGTTCTGGCCGTACCATCTCCAGATCACTGTCCGGCATGGAAAGCATTTCGGAAAGTTTGCTGCTCCCGATCTGGGCAAACTCCGGCCGCAGGCGGTCCGAATAGCCTGCCACACTGAATTTCCGGTTGATGTTTATGAATCTGGAAATTGTCGAAGCGCTCAGTCCATATTCCGCTTTGGCAAATTCCGTTATCGTCTCGTATCCATCTCTCTTGTACAGTTCCTGCTCCTCGATCGTCCGCAGTATGTAACCGATCCGCACAAAGCTCTCCTGTACTCCGATCAGATCCTGTTTCAAACTCTCCTTCATAGCCAGCCAATCATCCAGGGTTAATTGTGTATACTCTTCCATCTCTTCCTCCTATGCTGTTTTGATCGTGATTTTTTCTGTTTCCGCCAGCGTTCCATCTTTCAATTTCCGCAGGTATTCTTTCAGCCATTCTCTCATGTGATTTTCGTCTGGCTTTTTGTCATAAGCTCCATACCACTGCAGGATGTTTTTGCCTGCAGCACTGATTTCTACTGTGATGTACGGCGTTTCCGGTTCTTCCTGGAAGCGCAGCATCAGGATATAACTTGTCCCTTCATTGTGTTTCGTCAGATAATTATCTCCTCCTACGCAGTGATGCAGGATCCTTCCTTCTGTCACAATTTCTTCTGCGGATCTTGCCGGCCGGATCAGGTATGTATCATCCTCATAGAAAAATTCTTTTCTCAGTTTTCTGTACTGCTCCCTGATCTCCGGATATTTTTCTTTCACTTCTTTCAGTCGTTTCTCGACTTTTTCCTGGTTGATTTCCGCAACCATCTGGTCGTGGGCGGTCTGAAGTTCTCTTGGCTGCTGATATACACTGTTGTGTAAATCATAGCCCCTTTCTTCCCTCATTCTCAGATAGTCTGTGTAAGTAATCGCTGTTCTCCGAATCTTGTTGATTGCCGTGCTGCACTTTGTTCCATATTCGCATCCGGCATACTTCGCAATTCGGTTTAACATTTTTTGCACAGTCATGTATCTGAGGGCAATTCCAGCACTGTCAGTTCTCAACCCCGTTTCGGCCATCTGCTCCACCTGCTTTTCTGTCCAATGCTGATCCAGTCTTTTTTCCGTCTTCATCGCATCCAGCAATTTCCCGTTCCCACCTGTCCGTATAAGCTGATCCGTTCTTTCTCTCTGGATACCCAGGAAATCATCCAGGCGTTTTGCATTCTGATCCTCTATCACTCCGCATTCCCCTCTGGTTATTCTCCTTACAATTTCTGTCAGGCCCATCTTTGACAGTATCTCAAGCTGCGGAATCTGCTGGTATCTTTCCAGATAATCAATCGGGTTTACTTTTCCCCCTTTATCGGCATATTCTTCCAGACCGCTGTACCGGAATGCTGTATCCTGCATTTCCCGATAGGTTTCTGGCAGGATCTTCCCTTCACCTATTACGATGTTTGATAGTCCTGCAAGATTGCAGTCATCCCAGTAATCTTTCCCTTCGTACCAGCTGTGTTTTTGATAGTCGATCTGAACTTTTTCCCCTGGTTTCAGATATGCCCTTGCTATTTCTATCCCTGACAGTTCTTCGCATGCGCCTTGCATTTCCGTTCCTTTTTCTCCGGCAGTCAACTCCAGTTCCCATCTTTTTTCTACTTCTATGTAGCGCAGGACGATTCCATTTTCTTTATATCTCTGTCCCAGAAAATAAAATGCTTGCTTCCTGTATGTTCCTTTTGCCTTCCCCTGGCATTTATACTCCCCAAGTGTTCCACACATCGGGCATTTCCCATATTTTCCTTCTTTTGGCTCCTTTACCATCCTCTGGAACTGACTCTCATAGGAAATCCCGCTCTTCCATCTGGCATCTGTCACTCCTCCGCATTTGCTGCAGGCGATCTGTACCCAGCTTCCGTGTTTTTTGTAATACAAATAATGCAGTTTTCCAAAGCAGGTCTTGTTCGCCCAGTCCAGGATTCTTTGTTCCGGCAGTTCTTTCGTATGGTTGATCCGATCCTGCAGTGCTTCCGCTCTTCTCTGGTATTTTCTGTCTGCTGTTTTTCTTCGCTCTCTCACCGTAATATCGTCCTGGTATTTTTGGATATATTCCCACCAGTGTTTTTCGCTGTAAATTTTATTTTTGCAAAAATTCCGAATTTTCCCCAAATCTTTCTCATTCTGCAAAATGTTTATTTTTTCCTGTTCTCTCCAGCCGTTTCCCTCACCTGTTTTTTCCCAGATTGTCCGGCAATAGCCGCCATTCGGCATTATCTTTTTTCTGTTCCACTCGCCTGTTTTCGGGAAATACGTTCCAAAATCATTCTCATTAAGAGCAATGCGTACTTCCGGTATATCTTTTTCATTTTTCTCATTTTTGTACACCTCTAGAAGCAGATGTTCTGCTCCGCCGATGATCTTTGTTTCGGCAACCCCGACATATTTCACATCTTTTTTTCTGCTTGTTTTTTTCAATCCGATATACGGGATTTTTTCAATTGCTTTTTTCTTCATCTGCTCCGCCTACTTTCCCAGGTAATATTCCCGGATGATCTTCTTTGCGGTCGCCATCCCCGGCTCTCCGTGTGTTACCCTTCCTGCTGTGATTCCAGCCTTTTTCAGCAATTCCTTGTCGATTTCCGTCTGGTGCTTGAAGGACCACTGCAATATTGCTCCGATGCAGCCTTTTAAACTTTTCCCTTTTTTCCGCACCTGGAAGGCAATCATCTCATTATCCATACACTGTGCTTTCATGTACTCCACCCAGTCCGCCATCAGCTCCTGCGGCTTTAGCTCTTCTGCTTCCACCTCGATTTTTCCAAGCGCTGCCGTCATAGGATCGCACAGTGCCGGAATCTCTCCGCTGCAGAACAGCTCTACAAAATCTGCCGGAATCCCATTTTCTTCTGCCAGCACTTCCAGGCTTTCTCTGTCTCCCTCGTTAAACAGGTTCTCCGCCAGTTCATTGATTTCTTTTGCAGAACTCATTTCTCCAAATCTTTCAAACATCCTATTTCCCTCTTTCCATTTTCTCCATCTCGCTCTGCAGCCAGGCACTGTACGCGTGCCGTCCCGGAGCGATCGTGATTGTATGTATTTTGACTAATTTTGCCAGCTGCTCCCAGTCTTCCCGGTATTTGATCGGCTCCCCTTTTGCATTGGTGAATCCATTCAGCTCCCACGCCGGGAGCTGATGTAGCAGCATCTGCATAACCCACTCATCCGCTGCATGAATCGTGATCCGGCTCGGCTTTTGATATCGGCGAAGCGCTTTGATCAGAACCTGCAGCGTAATTCCATGCATTGTGCCAGTCGTCTCACCCAGTTGGTATACTGTTCTCCCTCCCGGAGCTTCCAGCACATAACCCCACTTACGTTTTTTTTCCTGTGGTGCGTTTATGCTTGTCTCGACGTAAACGTCGGTCGCCATCATAGTCTGTTCGCCTCCTCTCCAGACGGATCATCGTATACTGTCTGTATTTGTATCCGGTTACCGGGTTATATCCCTCATAAATCTTTGCTATGTAATACCCTTTGCGGGGCTTTGTCTCCTCCTGCCAGCGGACAAGTTTCTGAATTTTCGGCTCCGGCAGCGGCATATTCCTTGAAGTGTTATAGCTCGTTTCTTTTAACCGCGGCTTCGCAGCGTCCCCGTTCGATTTATGTTCGGTCCGGTGTTCGCTCTTGGTCAGATAGCTGGCGATCTGGTAAAAATCTTCGCTGTAAAACTGACTGTTTTTGATTTCGCACGACCAGACACCGCCTTTTCCCCATACCTGCTGTAAAATACTTGCTGTATCCCCAACCTCGTTAAGAACAATGTGGATATGCCAGGCTCCCTTTGTTCCCCGCTCAATATTCCGGATCCAGAACAATTCATATCCCCGTTTTTGATATTCCTTCCGCACTTTTCGGATTGTCTTTTGAAAATCTTTCAATGCCTCTTTCATATTGGGTGGCCTCTTGTCCTGCCGGTATGTCAGCGTTGCAAGACAGTCGCCCTCATGGAAGTACGTCATCATCCGCAGCTGGCATCTCCGGATCTTCTCTCTCTCGTTTGCCTGCCGCATCTGCTCCTCTGTCGGCTTTTTCTTTTTCTCCCGCCGCTGTCCCGGCGCTCCATATCGGCCATCGTGGAACTCTCTTATCTCGAGGATGTCTCCCCCACGAAGCCTGTATTCTTCCCGCTTTGTTCCCATCTGTCTGTCCTATCTTTAATATCTTTATCGAGTCCGAAAAGGGCTTGTCTCTGCCCTTTTATATCCCGATTTTTTGTTAAAAATACAGGCGGGTTTCCCCTCCCGGTTTGACATTTTTACAGCCGGGTGGTATATTTATCTTGTCGAAATAAGTATGCCATCCGGCTACGGGCTCCTGCTTTTGGGCAGGAGTTATTTTTTATGTTTTTCTTCGTCCTGGTCCTCATACCGACCCAGCTTGTTGACCAGATCGCCATACGCAAAAATAGAATTCATCTGAGCCTCAAGCCGGAATGTTCCGGCGCGATCCATCCAGATACGGTATGTTCCATCTGGATTCTTTACCGTCAATCTCTCTTTTTTCATTCTACGTTTCCTTATCCTTTCAGTGATCCGTTCCGGATCCACGCCACAAACACTGCGTCCCGGCGCTCTTCTTCTCGTTCTTCCCGCTCCTCGCGGCACTCTTCAACGTAATCACCGATTTTTTCGACCGCCAACGCCACTAAGAACATTCCAGCTCCCAGGCGGCACGGCCCCACAAATCCGAGTCCACGCCGCCGATGTAGATCCATGTACCAACCGCGCCGACCGCCAGCGCCGCTTTATCTGATCTCTTCATTTCTGCGTCCTTTCATACCCCATCGACTCCACCGCGGCTTCCATCCGCTGGCGAACGATCTCTTTTGCTTTCTCTTCTCCGAGTTCCTCTGCTGTATACTGCTGTCCTCCGATCGTGATCCGAGTAACAACCATGATTTCTTTCATAAGGCATCACCTCTTCCTTATCTCCTTATCGTATGCAACCCGGCTCCGTAATGATTTTCTATTGATTCATAACCATTTTTGAGCTATTATGTAGTTGCAAATTGTTTTTTGTATTCGTCCCATGGGAACTGGTCCTTCCTGTGGGACTTTTTTCAAAGACATCATTAACGCGAAAGGATAAACGATACCATGCGCTTTTTAGCATTATTTCTTTTGGTTGTTGCATATAAATTTCTTACAAATTTAATGCATTATTTTAGAATCAAAAAACTACAAACATATTTTTCTGAATTTCTTGAGCATAAACGCAGCGATATGAATCTCTATCGTCAAGAAGTACTTTCCTTGTTTGAAAAAGCTCATGTCAAAGATATAAAAATCCCTGTATCCGAGCATATCGGAAATCGAAAAATTGTTTCAGGAAATGTAAGTACCTTCTCTATGTTTCCGAGCACACGAACCGAATTTTCTGTCACTGTATTAAACATGTTCGAAGAGGCAGAAGGCGTGTTCCGCAAAAATATGCTTGATAGTTTTAATCCGTTTTACTGGATTGATTTAATCGTTTTCCTACCAAAATCATTACTGGCTTATATTGGAATATCCTCTGAAGTTACCGCTTACAAGATATGCAATGTCCTATTTACCTTCATCTGGTGGATACTCGGAATTCTTGTTGTTTATTTCAAACCCCAACTCCAAGATTTCGTTATCAAACTGGTGCGAAATCTTTAAAATGAATTTTGACAATATAACAAGTCCTCTTGCATTCCCAGTCTCTGCTATTTTCGCTTGTGAAGATAGCAGATTTTTTATTGCCTGTTCTCTTATGTATGATCCGTAATTCACCTTCATCATCTCACCCCCTCTCAGTTATCATGGCATCCTACTTGCATTTAGCTACACTATTGTTTAGTTTTCTAAACATTTAAAGTAAAAAAATACGCTGGCATTTCCGAAAAATCAATTCCAAGCACCTCACATGATTTAAATATCTCATCTTGCGAAAACTCTAGCTGATTATTTAATCTTTGGCTCAATGAAACACGTCCTATTCCGAGTTTTTCAGCAAATACATCCTGTGTTCCACACACTTCTTTGATCTTTCCTCGGAGTTTATCATATTTCCACTCCATTCTTTTTTCTCCTTTCTTTGTTTAGTTTTCTAAACTACTTGCAGTATAATCCTATTATTCAGATTTGTCAATATGTTTTTTTTAGTTTTCTAAACCTTTTTTCACTTTTTAAAATAAAAATGTTGCGTTTTCTAAACATTTATGATACTATTCACCTATAAGGAGGTATACATTATGGGTACAACTTCTCAGCGTATTTTGACTGCAATGGAATTAAGAGGATTTAAGCAAGCTGATCTAGTCGAAAAAACAGGAATAAGTAAAGGTGCTCTTAGCTCTTATATTTCTGGTAGATATACACCAAAGCAAAATAATATCTATTTAATAGCAAAGGCTTTAGATGTTAACGAAGCGTGGCTCATAGGCGCAGATGTCCCGATGGAGCGGCAACTAGATCCAGTTCTCGCCCCTGCTCCTCTTCCCGCCGATCAGAAGCAACTGAATGACATCTACACACAACTTGACTCTTCCAATAAAAAGAAAGTCATAACTTACGCCACAAATCTCCTCTCCACCCAGCGTATGGAATACGAGCTACAGGCAGCTCACAATCAGGGTGCTACTCCAGAGCAGAAAAAGCATGCTGACGATATTATGACGGATCCTAAAGAGTGGGAGTGATTATTTGACTTACGAAGACTTACTAATGGAATCAGATTCCATGAATTTGATTGTAAAAGAAAAAGATATTCCAGGCTACGGCGGACGTATTTGCAATAATCGAATTGCTATTCATAAAGGGCTATCAAGTCAATCTGAAAAGGCCTGCGTTCTAGCTGAGGAACTTGGACATTATCATACAACGTATGGGAATATCCTTGATGAAAGCGACATTTCCAATAGGAAGCAGGAACTTCGGGCAAGGGCTTGGGGATATGATAAACAGATTGGCCTGTTTGGTTTGATTAAAGCATACGAACATGGCTGCAAAAATCAGTATGAGATCTCCGAATATCTTGATGTGACAGAGAAATATCTGAATGAATGTCTGGTTTACTACCAGAGTAAATATGGAATGTGCAAATCTATTGATAATTATGTTATATATTTCATACCGAATTTGATTGTTTTTAAAAAATTATAAAATTGAGGTGATAATATGGGATTTTTCGATCTCTTTAAAATAAAAAAAGCTCTATCCCCTGAACCACTTGATAACAAATCTATTTTCCCAGAGCAAATAAATTTTTCTCAGTCAGCAAAAGCCAGTGATAACTATTGTCAAAAAATTTATGATCTATATTACAAGGATTATCCAGAAATGCCTTTTATTTCCAAAGACCGTGAGCTTAATACTAATTGGTTTGAACAGGCCAAAACGTTTTCTCAGCAATCCCTTGTCTCTAAATCAATGATGAAACGCTACTCCGATGGTTTGTTGCCTGGACATATTTATATGCTATATTGGTTAAAAAAATACAGTAATAAAAAAACACCTGCATATTTTGAATATGAATATGGAATTGACTTCGTAGCAGAAAAAACATTTTTAAAAAGAAATGGCTATCTTGACGAATTAGATAAGCCAACCCCGAAAGGAATTTAGCAATACAACGTCACTCATCCGTTATCGAAGAAAGACATCCTTCACCAAGGTATTCTGGAGTTCCTGATGCTTCTTCTCCTGTTATACTGCCTGTCGGCAGAAATATACCGAGTAGCTTAAACCATGGAATTATAACAGTTCCTTCGTCTGATAAAGCCCTAATTGAAAAAGAATTTAAACAACTAAATAAGCTCATTTCATTTGCTCTTAAACAAGCTCATTTGAGCAATCGTCTATCCATAGATACGAATAAATTTCTGTATTCTACAGATTTTACTTTTTATGAAGCATGTCCTTACACGCAAACGGGTAAATTGTCTAAATATCCTTTGTCCCTCCATTACGCATATGCTTCTCATAAAGATCTCAATCCTCCGCAAGATTATTTCGGGGAAATTCATTATATGCAAGACGGAAGCATCGGCAAAGCTCGTTTAATTTTTTGGCAAAAAAACATGGTTTCATGATACATCTAGCTAAATCAGGTGGAAAATTATCTGTAAAAAAAGTAGAAAAAATCACAGATGCTAAGTGGGAAACCATATATAAACTTTAATTAATCCGTAATTTTTTGAATTGTTAAACGTATATACATGGGATATTGTATCCCGCACAAAATACATTTCAAAAAGGAGAATGTCTATGAAAAAGGGTATCAAGCCGTGGCATCTTGCCATTGCACAAATCGTTTATTGTAGACTTCAGTATTCCAGTCAGCAACGACACTTGGCGATACGATAATTTTTTACTGTAAATGATATCTGCTATTAATATTTTCATGATGCCGATAGTATTTGCAGTCTTTTCAAAATTTATACTTACAGGGGGATCTTTATGAGATTCTTAGATATCTTCAGAGCATCAAAAATAAAAGCTGAAAACGAACAATTACATCAGCAGATCAAAGAAATGCAAGACAAAATGGATTCTCTCGGAATTACTGAATACATTCAGGCTTCTGAAAAAATTCGTTCCGAGAAAGAAGAGCTTGACCACTATGTTGAACAAAAGGACAAAGAAATTGCGGATGATAATACCACGATCAGTAAATTACAGGAGGAAATCACCTCTGTTTCCGAAAAATTGGAAAAGCTGACCAAGCAAGCGAAAACCATCGAGCGCAAACTGGCTCGATCAAAAGAATTATATCTCAGCGTCGATCATGCTATTCAAAATTTCTTTGAATCCGACGTACCTTATAGCGGTTGTAAACTCTCACAAAGGGATTTTGACGATTATGAGCTCATTTCTCCTTCTGTTACCCTAAAGCTTCACTGTATGGATGTAAAAGACCTGAGAAAAGCTTACCGAGAAAATGAAAAGCAGATAGACAAACTGCTTTCTCAATATTCTTCCAGATATACTACGAAGGCAAACAAATCCATTTACAGCCTTATGGTCATCGCTTTACGTGCTGAACTTCAGAACATTCTTTATAACCTTAAATATGAAAAGCTGGAAAAGTCCATTGAAGATGTAAAAAATGTAAGCGCAAAATATCTGAAAATTGCAGGTGAAGGAAACCAGAGCATCGCAGGCACTTTAACAAAATTTATCGGTGAAATAGAGTATTTGTTTATCAACGCTGTGAAAATTGAGTATAACTACTACGTAAAGAAAGAGCAGTCCCGTCAGGAACAGCTGGCTATTCGTGAACAGATGCGACAAGAAGCTCAGGAAAGAAAAGCTCTGGAAGCAGAAAAGAAGAAAGTAGAAAAAGAAGAATCAAAATATATTACAGAAATTGAAAAGTTGAAAAATCAGTTGGAGTCTGCAAGTACAGCTGAAACCGAAAAGCTGAATTCTCGTATTCTCGAACTGCAGGCTCAGCTTTCTCAGGTCATTGTAAAGAAAGAAGAAATTTCCAACCTTGCAAATGGAAAAGCCGGCAACGTATACGTAATCAGCAATCTTGGATCCTTTGGAGAAAATGTTTTCAAAATCGGCATGACAAGAAGATTAAATCCGCAAGACCGAATCGACGAACTCGGAAATGCTTCCGTTCCGTTTAGATTCGATGTACATAGCTTTATTTTCTCTGATGATGCTGTGGGCCTGGAAAATCGTTTGCACACGGTCTTAAACAATAAGAGAGTCAATAAAGTAAACATGAGGAAAGAATTTTTCTATGTTTCTATTGATGATCTGGAGAAAATAGTGACCGACATCGATCCGACTGCAGAATTCAATCGAACAATGGCTGCTGAAGAATATCGTCAATCGTTGTCTACTACTGAAAATTATTCCAGTGATTACATTTTATCTGATTCCGATGATGAAGACGATTGATAGACATAACTAAAAAACCGCCCCAGTGCGCCAACACCAGGACGGCTCAGTAACATTCCGAAGAATGATACCGTTTCTCAACAAAACATATTGTATCATCTTCGGAAACGTCAGACAAGCAGAACGTTTGTTTGGCATTTTTTCTTATATTCAAAATTGAAACCTTAAAGAAGGTGATATTATGTCAGCACTTAAAAATGGTGCTCTCTACATCCGCGTCAGCACCGCGGATCAGACCGAACTCTCTCCGGATGCGCAACAGCGTCTGCTTCTGGACTACGCAAAGAAAAACGGGATTGTCATCGCCAAAGAGTTTATCTTTGAGGAATCCGTCTCCGGCCGGCATGCGGACCGGCGGCCGAAGTTTCAGGAGATGATCGCCCTTGCAAAGCAGGACTCCCATCCAATCGACGTGATCCTTGTCTGGAAATACAGCCGTTTCGCGCGCAACCAGGAGGAATCCATTGTCTACAAGTCGCTCCTCAAAAAGAATAATATTGATGTAATCAGCATCTCCGAGCCGCTGATTGACGGCCCGTTCGGCACGCTGATCGAGCGTATTATCGAGTGGATGGACGAATACTACTCGATCCGTCTATCCGGTGAAGTTCTGCGCGGCATGAAGGAAAAGGCCCTGCAGCACGGCTACCAAACAACGCCATGTCTTGGATACCAGGCGGCAGGCGGCGGCAAACCGTTTGTGATCGATGAAGCGGAATACCAGATTGTCAAATACATCATGGACCAATATGATCTTGAGCATCTGGATCCGACGGCGATCGCCCGCAAATGCAATGATCTTGGATACCGCACCAGACGCGGAAATCTCATGGAGCGCCGCTCGATCGAACGTGTACTGCGTAATCCTTTCTACGCTGGTACTGTGGTCTGGAATGGGATCTCTTTCGATGGCACACACGAGACGCGGCTGGATCCGGCACGCTATCAGGATCGTATCAAGCGCATGGATGCCCGCAGACGCTCTCCTAAGAGCCGCAACCCATCAACCTGCCGCCACTGGCTCTCCGGTCTCTTAAAGTGTCCAATTTGCGGCGCTACGATGACGGTAACGGCCGGGAGCACATCTTGTCCGTACTTTCAATGCTGGAAATATGCAAAAGGCTTCCACAAGGGTTCCAACTCAATCACGGTTGCCAAGGCTGAGCGAACCGTCTACCGTTACTTCGATGATATCCTTGCCGGCGCGGACTTCTCTTTCAGCGTCCGGGACCGAAAGCAGGAGCAAAAAGACGATGAAACCATCCAGCGACTGCAACAGGCTCTTGACCATCTGGCTGTCCGCGAAGCCCGCGTGAAGATGGCTTATGAAAATGGGATTGATACGCTGGAGGAATACGGTGCCAACAAAAAAAGGCTCGCCGAAGAACGACAGAGCCTGCAGGAAGAACTGGACCGCGTTCTTACGCCCGCCGCCTTGCCGGAAACAATCTCAAAAGAAGATTTCCGGAAAGAGATAAAAAACATCAATGATATTCTGAAAAATCCAGAGGAACCAGCCGAGAAAAAAGGACTTCTGCTCCGCTCCATCGTGGATCGTATCGTCTACGAAAAGGCTTCCGGAACCATGTATTTCGACTTTTTCGTCTCCTGA